AGTGACAGCTTGCCCGTTATTGTAGGTTAAAGTTAATACGCCGCCTGAGTAGTTGCCGCTTTCAATAAACGTATCTTCAATAACAAAGCCGCTAATAGTGACAAACTCACCATCATTATAAACAAGTGTTAATACACCATTGTTAACGCTGCCACTTGCAACATATTTGCCATTATGAACATCTGGAAAACCATCAACGGTTATACTTTCGCCGGTGTTATAGGTTAGAGTTAACTTGCCACTTGTGTATTCGCCGTCTTCAATGAATTTATTTTGCTGTTGCTCAAGTAGACTTGATAAGGCTGATAGCGATAAAGACCTTGTGCGCTCGTTTACTATATCCCAAATGGGTACGAGGTCGCCTTTATTTGCTGTGGGATTTTCTGTGAGTTTGTTTATCTGTGTCATTGCCTAGCCTTAGCGAATTGTTTTTTACATATTAATATAAAATCTAGGCGGGGATTTTGCCCCAGCGGTGGGCATCCACTTTTTAAGGCTTCAACCCTGTCCGCCAAGACGTATAAATTATAGCATTTTAAATGGTTATGTCTAAATCACCATCATCAGTAACATCAATATAATCTTTATCACTGAGAAATTTGTCATTGTAGCCAAAGGTTAAGCCTCTACGATTACCCGCACCGGCTGGCATATTGTGTCTTTGTGCAATTGATGGAACTGTTAAAGGCATTAGGTTTTGTCTAGCCTTGTTTTGCATCTGCTTTAGTTCGGCGGTAAAAGGCGCGGCTAATGCTTCGCATATATCAACGCTGATATACTTAATTACATCATCAACAAATACATCAGAAATGCCGCTGTCTTGACTATAGTCCGGGCTAAACATATCAACTGATTTATTATAACCAAGATAAACACCATCACGCCCTAAGCTTAAAATGCTTCGCTCTAATGCTTTAACCGCTTTGTTTTGCATTTCTGGCGTTGCTGGGTTTGATGCGCTTACTAATCCGGCTAACTCTAAAGCTTCGTTTGCCAACTCTAATTTAGTAATCATTAGTTAAGCCTCTAGCTTCTTCTTGGCTTTCTTCTTTGCTGGTTTTGGCTTGCTTTCTTTTGCCAGCTCTAATGACTCGAACCAGCCATCTAATTTAATGTCACTGTTAACGCATTTAATCGAATAGCTTTCACCGCATGAGCTTTTGCGGTCTCCGCCTAACTTGTAAATATGTTTCATAATATCCCCTGAGAAAAAAGGCGACATAAAGCCGCCTTATTCAATTGCTATTAAGACTGTTTGTCTAAGATAGCGCCTACCATGTTCGGGTAAATAACCTGAATGTCATAGTACACAAGCGCTTTCATGTTAAACACTTCAGCGTGTGGGTCGTACCAGTAAGTTAAACGCATTGGTAAACCTTGCTCGCTTACTGCGTCAACTGAGTTAACACCGCCCGCATCTTGTGGAACTGGTAAGCTACCAGGAACAAGAACGGTTGACTCTGGCGTATAGAATAGTGACGGTGCATTAGCCGCAGCATTTAACGGTGTGATTGCCGCTGCGTCTGCTGCTTGAGCCGTACAGTTCTGATAAGGTCCAGAGATAACGATAGCCGGTGCGATTGTAGCCGTACCTGAGCCGCTTGCAGTAACAGTGAACGTTTGTAGCTCGCCGTTATCTTCGCGCGTTTCTGGATTAACAGCATTAACGCCAGCAATTGTGAACTTAGTGCCTACTGGCATAGTTGAAGCTGACGCGTTAGTCACTGCCAATTGCATGTAACGGTTATCAAGATAAAAGCCGTTAGCGTCATACGTTTCTACAGTGTGCGATTGGTTGCCGTTAACTGATAGGTTAGCCGTAGAATTAGCACCCAAAGTTAGCAAGTAGTCAGAACGCATTGTCTGGAATGTTGCCAAGTCTGGAATCTTAGCACGTGAAATAGCATCCGCTGTGAATGTTTCGCGTGAGAAGTTACCTAGTTCTTTTGCAACCTTGCCATAGTGACGGTTAGATAAGAACAACTTGCGGTCAAAGCCTGACAGACCATCGTTAAGCATTTTAAGCTCGGCATCAATACCTAGGTCAAAGCTGAAGTCTGAGTCAGATGTGACAACCATTGAAGATTGGTCAATCATTGTCTGATAAGCGTCTTTGTCGATAGCGTTAGCAATGTCTTTAGCAAAGCCTTTAACTACTTTAGCGCGGCGTTGTGGATCACGTAAGCCTTTAGCGTCAATCTGTGCAAGTACACGTTTTGCGCGTTTGCGGTTTACTGGAATCATGCGATCAATAATATCTTGAAAGTCTGAATCACTTGAAACAATGCCATCTTGAACATCAAAACGGTATTCTTGAGGGATATATTGACGGTCAGCATTACCATCGCCTACACCGTTCGCGCTTGCGTCTGATGCATGGTCCTGGTTCGCTTCCGCGTCCATGTCGTAAACTTCTAAATCTTTAGATAGTGTACGCATTAGGTCGGTGGTTTCTGCCACTTCTGACCATAGCGTTGCCATCTTGTCATGTGCAAATGAATTAGCCATTTTTAATTACTCTTCGGTTTTAGGGCTTGCATCTTTTTAAAGTTAGCAATGTTAGAGTTAGCGACATATTCCTGCCTTGCTTTCTCATACGCTGCTGAACTGTTATCTACAGGTCCATTGGTTTTAATATCGGGGTTCGGTATTGAGTCAATCTTCTTACTCGCCCGCGCCTTGATTTTACTTTCCGCTTCTTTCATTAAATTAAAAAGCTGAATGTCAGAGTTAGATTGTGCTAGCTTGGTTATTAATCCAGGAACTTTGTTTGCTGCCAATATTACCTTAGCAATATCAACACCGCCCTGCTGTGCAACATTAGCCATAACATTAATAGCTTTGTCACCCTCTACGCCTAGACTTGCGAAAGTTTCTTTTACTGCCTCTTTTGCTTCCGGGTAATCGCTAAACTTTTCAGTTAGCTTTTGCTCAGATTGATAAAGGTGAAACTCCGCAGCGTCATTGGTTAAAGGCTGCTGTACTACCTCTTTAACAACTTTGGGTGATGAAGCTTGGCTTGTGCCTGAGTAATACTCTTTAATAGCCTCTTTAAACTTCGCTTCATCATAATCAAACTGTTCTAGGGTAGGTTCTGCTCCCTTAGTAACCTTACTAACTACGCCAGATAATTCAGATAATTGACTTTTTAGATCATCAATCTCTGACTTATACTTTTTGCGCTTGTCTTTCTCTTTTTTCCAAGCCGCATAAGCTTGTTCTTGACTCATCTTAGATGTTGTATGGTCATCTTCAACGTCTACATAAAGCTCGGTTTCTTCTGTTGCCTCAGCTTGTGGCTCAGCCTCGGTTGCCTCTAAGTCAGTCGCCACAACTTCATTAGGTTGAATAGCCTCTACTTCTGTGTCTGTCATATTATTACCAGAATCCATATATTATTACCCTCGTCATATGGCTAAACGAAAAATAGCGAAAAGGTCGCTACACCTGCTTACATTATAAACTAATAAAATTGTTGTGCAAATTGCGGTCTTTACTGCTGACCGCCATTGATTTTAATAATGTTATCTAACTCAGCGCCATTAGTTTGAGCCGTCTTCAATGCTATGTCAGCGCCCGCTATTTGTGCTTTAACTTGCACATCCGCTCGGCGTGTCTCAGCTTCAAACGCTTTAACCTGGCTGTCCATCATATCAGACTCAGCCTTCATTGCCTCAGCTTGTGCCGCTACTAGCATCGGGTCTGGCTGCTGTTGCTGCTGTGCTTGCTGCTGTTGCTGCATAATCATTTGAATGTACTGCTTTTCTTCGTCCGTTTTAGGTTGCGGGTCGATATTCATGCTCATTAGTATTTGCATTTCTTCAAAGCGTGCAACCTTGCGGATTGTTTGCGTACCCTCACCAGTAGTAGACATAATAGCTGTGTTAAGTGCCATCTGACCTTTAGGCGTTGTGGTGTCAACGTACTGTAGAATTTCCAATGCGCTTTGGCGGTCTGCTTCTTTCTTGGTCTTGTGACTTTCGCCAGCTTTAACAGTTACATCAAATTGACCTTTAGCC